CTATCATTCGCCTTGAGCGTTATAGGACCTTCAAAGACAGTAGTATATACTGCGCTATCTTGAGTCTTGTGAGGGAACAGATCTGTGACCTGAAAAGTGCTTCTAGGACATACAAAAGGCATGAGAACCTCCTTAATTAAACAGCGGTCAGGGTGCCGTCAGACTCGTAAAGAGTGATGGCTTGATTGTTGACGAAACCGCGGAGCGCGCCGGCTTGGAGAGAGGTTCTCCAAGACAGGTCATTCTCCACAAGACGCTTCACATCGTTGCCGAAGAAATCGTCTGCGAGAACCGCAACAAGCGCATTGGCGGCCTGAATCGAAGTGCCATAAGGTACCGTGTAAGATTCGCCTGCGATAATGCGAACAAGCTCCTCAATGTCCCCTGTAGAATTAGACCCGTTGCCATCAAAATCTAAAGGAACGAGCCCATTAATGGCTGCTAGATTGATCACAGCGCCGGCCTCTACAAGACCCTTGATACCAATCGTAATACCGATAGCATCATCAACCGAAAGCGCACCTCCAACCCCGTTCTCAACCCTTCTGAGGATATAAGCGAGAACGCCATAAGCAGGTGATGCAAAAGATACGTCCGCACCATTGTTTGAAGAGCGAAGCGTAGGGATCTGACCTACAGAGACACCCCACACAGGGACGCGGACATGGACAGGGCTTTGGGCAGGAGGATCATTAACAAGGTTCGCCCGACTCTTGTTAATGAGAAGATCGTGAATCTGAATAGACCCGTTCTGAGACCCTGCGCTCCGAGAAACAATATAAGGCATAGGAGCCTCCTTGATTTGAGAGTTAAACACACAACAAAAGAAGCGCCCATAAAATGATTATCAACCCCGATTAACGGTTGAAACCCTCATTGTCACTAAAGGGGAGCCTCCATCCGATCCTAAAAAGAATTCAGGCACCCCTGCGCCGGTCAATCCTGTCGATTCACCTGCTCTTAAAATCGAAGGTGACATACCAGGATGAAAAGACAGAAACAAAGTGTTCTGTCCTAGGTTTGTTACCTGTACGCTCTGAGAATACATCGGCAGATGTAGATTAACACAGCCTTCTCCTAAAACGTCAGGAATCACCCCGTTAGTTTGAAGATCAGGAGCGTTTCCTGAGCAGGTGAAAGTAGGGTTGCTTGTACTAAAAAAGTCATAAGGAGGCAACGCAGTGATCGGTCCGAAATCCCCTGTAGTCCCATCTTCAAACACGCCTCTGAGCACAATAAAATTGCACTCAAAATCAGCAGGAATCCTTGCCGTGTTCGGGACAAAAGGGGTCGAATACTCGCTAGGATCGAATAATACGCGAGTTATATCAAGCTCCGATTGCTCGACCTGTCTCTTTAAGATGTGAGCAGAAGGAGAACGAAAAATCTTGCCGACCTCTACTGTAAAAGCGAGCAAAGGAGCGGTATAAGCGTCATTCAAATTAGACGCCATGTGGAATTCTATGCTCTTAAAAGTTCCGCAAGACGCATTAGAGATGGTCATCTCTACAAGACCTTTGCTACGCCTAACCAAGGACGGAATTAAACGGGCTCTAGACATAATTACTTACCTTTCTTCTCTTTATGAACCATGGCCTCATAAGAGGACGTATCTTTTCCTTTAGATTTAGCGAGAGATTGAGCCTCTGCCCATGTGTCAACGCGCTCTCCGTCAACATTAGGGGCTAAACGCCCTCCTACGTTGGTGTCGTTTTTCATCTCATGCTGTCTCTGATCGAGCTTACGATTCTTCGATTTCATCTGCCTCTTAATACGCTCATTCTTGGTCGACCAACCGTCACCTCGAAAGATCATATTTAAAGTGGGCTTGAATATCTTAGCGTTCTCTACTCCACACTCAGGACACGGCTGAGGAATCTTGTAATCGTCCATAGGGATATTACAGGTATATTGCGTATCGCAGGCAGAGCACTCGTACTCGTATCTCATAAGACAAGGTTCCTTTGTCCGGTTATGTATAACGCATCATACACAGGTTACCGGTCTCTGTACCCTACAAAACGAGCAACGTCCATGAGCGAAGCGTGAGCGTGAGAAATCTTATCCTCAACCCAATCATCAAGCTCCTCCTGCTGCCCTAAATGAGTAAGCAGAAAAGCAGCCATGTCCGCCATCGCTCTTAGATTCTGCCTAGACATATAAGAACCTCCGTGCTCGTCTTCCGAGATACGCTCTAGATTCTCAATTCTTCTCTCAAGCTCTGCTATTCTGTTCATGTCTCTAGCCTTTCTTAGCGCAGATGAATTATTAGCGAAACCGCTGTCATAGGGTATTACCCTAGCAGACCCAGAACCGCTGTCATGCACATAACCAAAATCAGCTCGCTCCGCAGGTCTGCGACCTACAGATTCTCCTCGATCTAGGTTACGATATTTTAAATTAGGGGAATCAGGAGAAGGACGCCCAATGTTCCTCGCTGTATCTCCTGTAGGAAGTGCACTCGAAGCTCCTTCATCCGATTCATTCCCTCTGTCTACATCACTCCCATTAGAGAAGGAGGATAATTGGTCCGGAGGGGTCACCTGCCTAAAAAAATCAGCCTTCTTGTCGGTGATCTCCTTAGCCTCCTCATTAAAAGTCGGAGTATTAACCGGCTTCTGTCCACGATGCTTCGCCTCCTCCCGCCTTTTCTTCTTGGCAAGCTCGGCTCGATCTTCTTTAGACATATCCCACGCCTTCTCTCTAGGCATACATTTGAGAGGCTTCTTTCCTCCGCTTGTGACATCCTTCCAGTCCGGCTCACTAGATACGGCACATGGGCCAACAATATCTCCTGGTTCATACGTTTTCTTATCCCCGTCTTCCTTCGTGACAGTATGTTTTACCGGTGTGATTGCAACCCAATCCCCCCATGTAGCCCGATCTTCAGGATCCCCACCTCCGTGTCCTGCAAACCAAGTATCTAGACCTCCATGGCCTGTGTTCTTCAAATCTGATCGGTCCCTCTTAGCATAACGCTCCGCGACCATGTGAGCTGATTTCTCATAGCAGTTCTTATAAGGACGACAAGAGGCTTTCTCAGAAAAGCCCATCTCATCACAGCTCTTAGATTCACAATGCTCTTCATCCCATTTACGAGGCATCTTGAATTCGGAGCTTTCCTTTCTCCAGCCACCTCCTAGACGCTTGTACTGAGCCAGCGCCCACCCATTCGCATAGGCAGAAGGGAACGTGACAAATCCTTTACCATCATTTACCGGATTCACAGACTCGCCATTGGCGGTCACAGGCTTATTAGATTCCCCCCGAGCTAAATCTAATATGCGCTCCCACAATTTAGGGTCTGTAGGGACATTTTTCTTGTCGGCAGATCGTAGCATAATAAACCTCATCTCTCTATCTGATTGAGCTAATAGATAATTTATCTCTGAACGTGTCCTGAAAGCATCCCTCTCTCAAAGGAAAACCCTATGCTACGCTACGCCAAGCTCCGGACCAATAAAGGTATTCAATTTTATGACCTTGACGAAGATCGAACGGTCTCTGGAATTGGAGGAAGAATCTATCCTGATTGGTCCTCTCTTCAATGGAGACCCATGCTCATTAAATATCAAGGCAACGACCCCTACGCCTCTGTCGATAATATCGAGGCAGAGATCCGTACGCGCTTTAAGTATGTTCTGCGCTTCAATGAGGGAGAGCTTAAAAGAGATCTTAGTGAGATCGGAAAGATCAAAGGAAAGCTTTACCGTGACCCCAACAATAAAGTCCTTCTAAAAGAGCTGTCCGAGCGCGAGCGTTCTAGGGCGATTCTAGAGACGGAGATCCCGGATATCAGAGCCAAGCTCTCTCGTCTAAACGTCATTCTTTTCCGATCTCCCCGAACCGGAGTCACCGGATTCAAGGTCATCTTCTGAGAGCTTCTTCTTCAATCCGTACGCAGTCTTAGCACCGTCAACAATCTGCTTACGAAGCACCTTGCCCTCTAAGGTGGCAATACGAATAATCGCCTCTTGGTGTCTCAACTCACAAGAACCTGCTTTGAGCGCCCTGTCTAGACCTGCGACCTTCTTTAAAAGAAATAAAAGTAGCCCTCCCACGACCGTAAGAGGCGCATGATCTAGCATAGAAGAATCAATAAGAGGCTTTTCAGAGGGCTTTGTCTCAATGTGAGCAAGATGTATTACAGGAGCTTCTAAGCCCTCTATAAACCCCCTTAACGCCTCTTTAGGGAATATAACCTCTCCTTTAACCCTAGGCTTCGCTCTTAGAGGCGGATCTTTTGTCTCTCCTACAGACAAGATGAGGGTGCCCCCTCCCTCTAGCTTACAATCTTTTAGATAGTAAACGCTCCCGTCCTCTAGCATGACAAGACCTCCTTTTAATAAGGTGGCCTTAACCCCCTCTCCTATAACACAATCTATCATGCTGTCCAAGTCTCTACAGGGAGGTCATTTCCGGATGTGATCTAAATAAAGACCTATTATTGGTGGGGTATAATAAGTAAGCAATTAAAGGTGCGTCAGTGGGAGAAGCTATATAACTCTTAACCTCACGCCTTACGCCCTGTTTTTTTGGCGTATGACTCCCAAGCGTCAGCCGCCATGTTTAAAAAGAAGATGATGTCCGCCATTTTTGCGTTTTTATTGGTGATCCCTCTAGTGCTCAACTGAGGATTGATACCTTTGAGCTGGTTCAGATTCATATCCCAAAAACCCTCCGCATCGGGTAGCCTATTTAAGTCAACGGCTTCGGGAGGGAATTTACTTGCTTGCTTCTCAAGACGAGCAATTCTCTGCTCAAGGTCACGAATAACTTCACTTGCAGTTCTTCTCATAATGGTTCTCCATTCGGGTTAATGTGACTTATGTGAAGATATAAATAAGCAATTAAAAATTATAACCCATCCCATAGATCAAACCCCAAACCAAATCACCCTCTGGGTTATAAGGTGAGGTTGTCACCCCTGCATACATAGTGCTGTCCTTGTCCTTAACGAACTTCAAGCGAAAAGCACCCACAGGGAAGAACTGACCGTCAAGCGTAATCGGATGCCCTACAGAAGCCCCAACATCAAGACCCACAGATTTCTTGTTGGCGAACTTGTAGCCCAATAATTCATAGCTCGCACCCAACATAAAGCTAGGCGGGGTCTGTGTCTCCTCAAGTAGCCCTTCATCTGTGACCCTCTTGTTGGGTACAAGAGGGAGATTGAATACTGCCCACAAAGCAAAGCTCTCATACACCTTACGAGATAAGATGAAGGTGGCAGAGGCAGTAGGTACAGGGTGTGATCCCTTCTTGTACCAACCGATGAACATCTGGGTTGTCCCAAAGCTCATTTCCCAGTTGTTCTCGTCTGCATGGGAAACAGAGGGCGAGAACAATACAGAGAAGATCAAGAGTAAGGCGATAGTAAGTCTCATAATGTCTCTCCTTTATGTATAAGAGACACATATAAGTATAAGAGACACATATAAAGAGAATTCCCCCCTAGATACGAAAAAGCCCCATCTCCCGAAGGAGATAGGGCTTTCTTAGATCACCTAACGCCCCTAAAGGGCGCTCTCACAAGCTATTAGCGAGTGACGCTGAGACGCGCTAGACCGCGAGGGTTGTACGCGCCAATACCGAGGTTCTCAAACACAGAGAAGCCGATAGTACGAGCCTTAGGATCGTCCGCAGAGAGGACGGTAAGCTCGGTACGAACGGGGATACGACCAAACATCTCTGGCTCACAGCAGACGTACACGGTACCTGCTGGAACGAGACGGCTGGTGATGACCTGTGCGCCCCAAAGAGTAGCCTGAAGGCCAGTCTTTAGGAGAGCAGCCTGGCTCTCAATGTCGAGAATGTCACGACCGAACTTACGGATGTCAGCGTAGTCACGGGCGTTCATAAAGACGCGAGCAACACGAAGGTCATGTGCCTCAATGAGGCTGTAAGCATCAGCGAGGACAGAGCCGTTAAGAGGAGCGATCACCTGAATGTCAGCGTTGGTCTGACCAGGAAGGCTATCAAAGCCCTGAGTCGCAACCGCATTGAGGATAGCGAACACGCGCTCGTCCTCGGCAGCCTGAATCTGTGCGCGAGCAAGATCCTGCGCTCTCTCGATCAGATCAAATCTACGCTCCTTGATCTGAGTAAGAGGGATCTCAGGATTAGAAGCGATCTCAAATAGAGGGAAGATCACACGGCGAGGCTTAGTGATGCTGAGGATGTTCTGACCCTCTTCACCAACCACAAACGCGGTAACGTCAGGGTCCTTATCGTAGATAGGAAGCGCGCCATCAGGCAACTGCTCTACGAGGAAGGTCTTACGACCAACGCTCGTATAGTCACGACGGAGACGGAGGGGCTGAGTCATAGACGCCGCCAGCTTTGCACGGCCAGCAGGGGTCTTAATGTAGTCAGCAATAATCTTGCTCTTTACGCTGTTATCAACAGTATTACTCATGTTCAATATCCTTTCTAATCAGACGCGCTGGTCGTAGACAAGCTCATCAGAAGATGAATCGGGAGTGATCTTTAGGATACCGATAACAGTAACCTCATTAGCACCTCCGACATTGTGAGCAATATCATGGAGGTTGTCTGCGTCAGCGAGAGCGGCCTGTGTAAGGAAGCCGTTGACAGAGGCCGCAAGAGTCTGACCTACAGTCCATGCGAGAGCATTACCATTGGCGAGGTTCTGTGTCTCATAAAGGCTGTTGCCATAAGAGCCGTTAGCTGAGACGTAAGGACCACGGTTAGAAGCAACGCCAGGAGTGTTCTCAAAAGCGTTACCGCTTGCGTTGTTGATGAACACACCAAGAACGCGCTCGCCCGTTGCTTGGGCAACGGTGTGATCGCTAGGACCACCATGGTAGTTCGCGCCCTCATCAGGGCGTGCAAAAGCGACAGAACCGCTGAGTACGCCAAGGACGTTGGTGAGAAGGCCTGAAGCAGAGGTCACATAACCTGTTGCGTCAAAATCGACAGGATTTCTCTGAGTGAAGGCATCTGCGGTAAGCTGACCGAGGGTATTACGAACCCCAACGTGCAGAATACGAAGCGCAGAGCTTGACTCTGAGAAACCACCACTAGCTTGTCCAAGTAGAGCCATAGTTTAATCTCCTATGATTTGCTCATACTCCCTGTTTTCAAGAGAGTAGGGGGTTTGTTGAAAGTAATTTGAAGCCCCTCATAGAGAGGGGTCAATATATAGCAGGTCTATATAAAAGAATCACACAAACGGAATTAACCGAAATACTTGCTCACGTCAGGAGCGGTCTCCCACAGCTTGCTCAGATCGTCAGATGCGCTAGAGGCCTCACGACTGATATTGCCTAGGGTCTTAACGGCAGGCTGACGGCTTGCGAGACGAGGACGAGCGTGTGCCTTCTTAGAAGCGCCCTTCTCCTCCTCCTCACCCATCTCAATATCCTCAGCCTCTTCCTCATCTGCCTCTTCCTCTGAAGCGTCAAAGATACGAGCGAGCTTAGGATCGACAGAGGCCTCCTTAGTAGCATCAAGACCCATAGTGTCCTGATCGCCCTCTTCCTCAGATGCCTCTTCCTCAGATGCCTCTTCCTCAGATGCCTCTTCCTCAGAGGCCTCTTCCTCAGATGCCTTCTTAGAGGCCTCTTCCTCAGCGGTCTCGTCCTCAGCGGTCTCGTCCTCAGACTTCTTAGATGCGCCCTTATAGAAATCAGCCTTGCCCGCCTCTACCTCTGCGAGGATCTCCGCGAGAACGCCAGCCTCTACGTCCTCTTCTGAGGCCATGTCATCTTCTGCGAGGATCTCCGCGAGGACGTTTGCAAGACGGCTGATCCCTCTGCTCTCATTACGAGGAGACCAAGAGGCTTGCTTTGTCTCTTCTTCAGCATGAACGCTGTTCTCCTTCAGCTCCTCTTCAGAAACTGAAAGACCGGTCCCTTTTGCAACAGCGTCATCTGCGAGCTTGCGTACCTGTGAAGCGAGTCGTGAATTAGCGAGCTTTAAAGAATCAACCTGCTCCTGTAGCATCTCGGCAAGACGGGCGCTGTGGTTATTTCTAGAAGCCTTACGCATATCATCGTAAGGATGATTAGCGTAGCCTGTCCCAACAGCAACTGCATCATCTGCCATCATGTCCATGTCTGCCATCATGTCCATATCGTCCATCATGTCCATATCGTCCAT